ATTGGTTTTATAACAAATCCTATTACTTCACCTACTGTCATGATTAATCTAAGTATCGTACCTAGAATAGCTCCTATTACTTTTGCAACTTCTGGTATATGTTGTAGTACCCAATCAGTAAATTTTTGTAAGGCTTCATGTGCATCTGCTAATGGTCCACCGGCATATTTAGTAATGTAATATCCTATCCATTGAAATGCTAAACTACCAGCTTGTTTTAATCTTTGAAATTCAAAAAGCACACTTCTTACTAATTTAAAACTATCTTCAGCATCAGATGGAAGCTTTAACTCTGCTGAATCTTTTCTTAGTTGATTAAATTGTTGTAGAAGTTCAGGAGATAACCATAAGTCTTGCATGGACACCTTCATAGTTTTTAATGCCATAGATACCTCTTTAGCATTCTCTGTGGTAGTCCATAACTGCATGGCCAACTTTTGAAATCCTAAATCTTGTTTGGCAACACTGGACATTGTTTTCCATGCTGTTACAACAGCGACCGCAAGAGCAGCTGCACCTACCGCAACGGAACCTAATGAAATTCCGGCACTTTCTGCAAAACTTGTAATCACTTTACTCCCACTAGAAGAAAACTCAGACAATGCTTTTTTTGCATTTCCAGTTCCTTTAGTTAGTTTATTCATAGAAGAAGAAACATTTTCTATCTCTTGGGATGACTTAGAAGGTAACTGTAAAGGAGTTTTGTTTGGACTAGGTTCTTGTGTGTTTTTAGGAACATCTGGGGCATTAATATTATTCAGCTTTCCAGTTAAGCTATCTACCGATGATGTCAGAGTCTTTATTAATGCTATTAATTGTATAATGGGGGATTGTGCTTGTTGAGCTTTTTCTTTAAATGTCTGCATAGCATTTGATACTTTTTTGGTATCATCAGCACTTTGTTTTAACTTATCTGATTTTACGTTGGATAATTTCTGTGATAACTTAGATATTCCTTTATATAATAGTTCTATAAAAGATACCATTTGCAGTATAGGTGTCTTGGCTTCTGGAATAATTTTAGATACTATACCTAAATTATCTTTCATAGATGCATTGAATAATTTAAAAAAGCCCTGCATAGTTGACATATTGTCTGTATTACTACTAGCAAAACTTTTAATAGAGTTTTCAACACCTGCCATAGATTGTTTAGCACTATTCAGTGATTCTTCATCTATGTTAAATCCCAAAGAAATCAAATATTCTTTTATAACGTCAAAGTCCATAATTACACCTCCCTTTCAGTTGCTTCCATTGCCCTTGCTTGGTTTTCTGCCTTAATAGCTAATATTTCTTTTGCGTCTAATAAATCATCAAATGTATAGGTCCCATCCCATAACTCGTGTTGTTTCCATATCCCAGCTATAACGGGTTCATACACAAATTCACTTACATTGATAAGTTTTGCAGGGATGAAGTTAAGCCCTCGAGATTCAATCCCGAGAGCTTTTCGCCGAAAAAACCCGATACATTAAATATTAATGATTGAATGGTTAGATTCATTATTAGTGCTGTATCTGCATCTGAAATGCCTATTGTATTATATTCATTTATTGCAGCTGGACCAGGTATGCCATTTTCATGTATTTCATTTACTACCATAAGGCAGTTCTTCTGAATATATTGGAAATCTTCTTTAGAAAGTTTGGTTATTTCTCCAAAAATTTTAACAACATCTTGGCTTGTTATTTCCGCATCCTTTTTGTCTTTATTCTGATCCTCTTTTTTATTAGCTTTTATTTTGTCTTTCACAGTATCGTTTTTCATCAATTCTGCGAATACTGGTGTTAAAATGCCCACAATTTTAAATAAAATATAACTACCAGTTAGAGGATCGAATTTTTTTATTCTGAAATGTCTCTGCCCGATAGTTACATCTTTATAATTTATTCTTTTATTTATATTCGACTCTTCCATTCCACTCATATATTATTGCCTCCTTTATTTCATGGTTATCTTGACTGCCATCAATGTCCATGTTACCATCTGTCCTTGTGCTTGATATGGCTGGTCAGGCAATTTCTGTGGAGATACATTGGTAGCTACAACACTATCGCCTAATGATTTGTTATTTATATTAATTGCCATCGAAGCCCATTGTGAAGTATCAGTAGAAGTATTTATATAGTTGTACCAGTTTTTAAGATACTTATGCAATTGAGACGTTTGTTGTATTGTTATTGCTATTGTACCGTTGTCTCCTTCGATTTTAGATATCATTACAGAACCATCCGCGGCAACATCATGTGTTGTCTTAGTTTGTGTCATTGCGACTGATATTGTACCAATTCCAGCTCCTGAGGAACTTGCATTGCCAAATGGATGATTGAACGATACATTATTGTCTTGAAAACTATAAGTTGTAACTGACATATTTTACCTCCTATCTATTAACATATAAACCAACTCTTACGTTATGGAAAGAACCAGCTAATTTAATTACAATGTAAATTGGTGGTGCTTTTCTTGCTTCTCTATCTGTTTGTGATTGACTTGAAACAGAATCAAACAGTATTTCATATCCTCTACTTAATACGGTTCCAGTTTTTATACTTAAAATAGGTGCTGCATTCCAAACACCAGGCGCTATGAATCCCATACTAACAGCGTTTTCTAATGGAGTTGTTAGTGCTGTTACAAGCATATTCATACCATCATCTGTTTGTGGTATTTTATTCTGTTCTGTGAAACTATTTATAACTGCAACTTGTAGTGCATTGGAAAGCATATCTAAGTTAAGAACTTCATCAAAGAACGTTCCGTCATGCATAGTTCCACTTTCAAATAGATTGTAAACACTGCCTCTATTTATATAAGCATTCCCTTTATATGATTTAATTTTATTTAATTCTGTGTTTGTTAAATCTTCTGCAGTAACGCCTGGTTCTTGCTTAGCAAATATATCAAATGCACTATTAGCAGTTTGAGTATTGGCTCCCATCGCATATCCTAATATACCTGCTACAGATTCTTTATATACTGTTGTACCATCTATATCTATGGCTCCATTAGAAGCTCCGATTTTTAATAATGCTGATACATCATTTTCAGTGCCTGCCGTTATTCTTATTTGGCTTCCTTCCCCATATGTAGGTGAAGTAATAACATAATGATCTACAGAATATTCAACTTTTACATTGCCATAAATAGTACCTCCTATAGATTGTATCTGTTTTTCAATTTCTGCTGATGTAGTATCTCCACTAGTACAATTAGACAATGTTAGTACAACTTTTTGAGGAGATTCATCGCCATCTACGGATATATTGAATTCATTTTCAGTCCCTGAGCTAATATCTGTGGCACCGCCAGCACCTCCAACCTCATATCCAGGAGCTTTTATTGAATCTGTACTATATTGTCCTAATGTTCTATGTGCTGAGTTTTTACTCAATACATCCATAATATTGCCAGATGTCCCTGATAATATATTAGGGTCGTGAGTTGTATAAAAATATACACTGCTAGGACTTGCTGCTTCTATATATGCTGATATTGCTTGTATATCTATATTAGATGTACCGCATACAATACATGCATACCATTCAGCATTGGCACTTCTACATGCGGTTACGGCTGCAACTGCTGTTTCTGGGGTTTGCCATCTTCCTATAGCTACATGTGTAGGTTGTGGACTGGCTGAGAAATATATTTGTGCTGCCAAATATTCTGGCTCATTTCCTGTCCAACCGTCCGATGTCATATCTGCTAATTTTGAGTAAGTCCTCACTCTTTCTTCTACCGGTATAATAGTAGACTTTCCAATTATTAAACCTAGATTGAAATTAGTCCTTACGGCTGCTACCGGGCCAACGTTAATAGAAACATTAACAATATCATCTAAAGATAAAGTTCCCATATTGTTTCCTCCTTTTTGCAATAAAAAAAGAGAGACTCTTCTCCCTTATTTATCAACTATTAATTTTATATCTGTTCCTAGTATATAGTCCTTCTTTTCTCTACGAACTACTAACTCATTGTAAGATGCTTGAAAATCTGTTCTTTGCCACCATTGCCCATTGAATAATTCTGGTACTCTTACAGGCATAGTTACATCTGTTATTAGAAATAGATTGTACTGTTTGAAATCTTCCCAGAACTTACTATTCAATATATTGTATCTTATTAAATCTGCATTGTCATAGCTATTAGGTCCATATAATGTCCAATCTATTTTATGAACTCTGGTATACCCATTTTCTTTTAATGCGTAATCAGATTCATCTGTATATAGAACATCAAGATGCCTTGCAATTCTATCATCTTGAGGTGTTATTCTTAAAAATACAATATCTTCATCTATTCCCCATGCAGGGCTTCCGTCTGTTGGCCATGCTATTCTAACTTTATTTTGATTTTCTGGTGCCTCTGGATCTAAGCTAAGCATTTTACATGTTTCTATAAAAAATATATCTTCTATTTGGCTTAAAGTAAGGACTGTATCTTTTACTTCATCCATATAACCACCTACTTGCTTGTTTTTCGTATGCCTATCCCATGATAAAATCCATAATCTTTCCAGGGAAATACATTAAACACACGATATCTGTCGCCGGCCCATTCTACTTCATCCGATGTTCCTTCTTCACGTGTTACATATATAGGTTCTATAGTTAATATAGTGATTTCTCCACCTACTCTATCACCTTCAGGTACCTGTTCTAAGTCCCTAGCACTTGCAGGAGTTATAATTCCATTTAGGCTTATAGTATTTTCACTAGAAACAGGTTTTCCATGTTGCCATGTAGTAGACTTTCTATATACGGTAAAAGGCGTACTTTGCCTTATTCTTGGATCTAAAATAACTCTACTTAAATTAATCATTTTGAACCATCCCTTATAGCATAAGTTATACTTGCACGTAAAGCTCCTGTGTCAATCAGGGGTTTATTGCTACCTTTCTTCTTAACAGTTAATGGACTATTTGCAGCCCATTTATTATCTGGGTCTGTAAACCATTTTCGAGCGATATCTTGTCCTAGCATTCCTACTTTAGACAATTCATCTGATACATTGCTACCATTTAAAACAGCTTGAAAAGCTAATTTTAATTGTTCTGCTATCTTATCTTTAGAATTATCCATCGCAGGTTCTAAAACTGGTCTTGGTGGTGTTTTAAATAAAGGAGAGCCATGTTCATGTACATACATTTCATATGCTTTGGAATAAGGTTTACCTGATTTGATATCATGTTGCATAGCATTTATCATTTTATTATCTCTTATCCCATGTGTCTGTATATACAATAACTGAGCATTAGTAATTCTTTCATGGGAGCTATCATTTCTTTCCACATTATCTTCTTGTGGTACCCCTATGCATACTTTTTTATTCTTCAATTCTTTCAAACATTGCAATATATCATTACTTAAATCTTTTTTCACGGTAACATCTATGAGCTTATCAAACATGTAATCACCTCCTAGTAAACATGCATACCGCCTATTCCAATAATTCTGGCCATACTTGCCAATTGTGTTCCATATAAAGTAAGTTTCCATTGTGCCCATCCATTTAAGTCTTGTGCTACAGTACCATAATCTGTACTTACAGAAACGCCACCAGCACTTACGGAAGTATCTAATCCTTTAGCTTGACCGGCCTGTAAAACTCCTGCCGCCCCACTATTAGGATCAGTTGTACCTTGTAAATATAAAGTACAAAAGTGAGCTATAAACCATCCCATGGCTAGTTCCCAACTTTCAAACCATTTGTCTTTTTTTATACAAGTAGTGGCTAAATTTATATACATTTGCAGTACATTTTCCGAAATAATAGGAACATCATTGGGGCCTTTGCCAAACTGGGGATATACTTTTAAAAAATCATCTATGGTATAAGGAGGATTACTTCCAAAAGATAAATTGGAAGCTTCTCCTATTACTCCATTTACATATGCCATAAAAAATCACCTACTTTTTACTGTCAGTAGATGTTTTAGATCCTGTTTTACTATTTGAACTATTAGATGTAGAGGTTGTTTTCCCTTGGTATGGTACAATTAATCCCACTTTAACGCCTAACTGATATGTTGGTGTTTTTTCTACCCAATCAGGCAATTCAGAAAAATCATTGTACTTTGCTATAACTGGTTTCCCTTCATCGTCCTTAAACTCAAAAGCTTGTTTTGTAAATACTTTTATCATAAATTAGTTCCCTCCTTATATACCGTCTCTGTATCTAAAACATTGATAATACAATATCTTAACCTGAGAAATCTGTGCTACATATGCAGTAAGATAACTTAATTCTTTGACATCTGGATTAGTCATTGCTCTGCTTAAAGGTACAGGTAAATCAAAGTTAACTCTATCATCGCTATTTACATATGCAACCATTCTGTCTGTCTCACCTGTTCCAGCTCCTATACACCATCTTGATGGTTCAATTGCAAGTTCTCTTCCTTGATTGTTTGCTATATTATTTTTTAATAAGTATTCCAATATAGAAACATTACCAGCTTCAGACACTTTCCTTGAAACAATATCTGCATATTGAGCAGGAGGTATTAATATATGATTAGCCATACCTGTGATGTCATATTCTGAGTTTACCCAAGTATCATTAATAACTTGATTTACATCGTAGAGTATTTCATCTGCTGTTTTATCTTTCCATGTAGTCTTTGTACTTACTCCCGCATCTACAAGTGATGCTGTGACTTGTGGGTTATTTACAAGACCGAATATATTTTCTTCATCCCAACCATGATATACTAAATAATCTATAGTTTTGTTATATCCAAGCCTTATAGCTTTGTCTAACATTTGATCTAGTGAACGCCCTATTGTCTGCAATTTAGATTGATCTACAAAAGGTACTTTAAGAATATTGCCCCATGTAAATACTTTAAAAATATCTTTTGTAACATTTGCTTGTACGATAGGGATATTGTTTGTCTGCCCTCCGATTATGCCTTTATTTGATCCACCAGTTCCAGCATAATCTACAAAGTTATTTGAAGAAAATTCAGACCATCCGCCCCCTGTTTTGGCAACTATATCTCTTGGCCAATCTACATTGACAAGTGGCTCTAATAGTCTGGGATCTCTTTTTTCTAATTCGCCTCTTAAAAAGGCTAGTCCTGTTCCAACTGCAGCATCAGTAGTTGGTATTTTCCCAATACCAGGTAATGCTATAGTTCTGTTGTTATAAGTATCTATTGTTCCCATTATTCAATTCCTCCTTCTAAGGCTGTAATCTAGTTAGCATAGTAACTTCTGCGATTTTATTAGTGTCAATATCGCCAGTAGTAAATTTAACATTAGTAAGTTCAATTGTATTTGTTCCATCTGCCGCAGCTTCAAATCCTCCGATAACTCCATTTGGAATAGCTACATTTTCTGCTATTCTTAAATAAACGGATCCGCCAGCTGTAGGAGCTCCTACATTACAAATTACGGTAACTGTTCCTCTGGATATTACATCGCAAGGCTCACTATTCTTGTAATTTCCACCTGTTGGGTAGTAATCTGTAGCCTGTTTAACTTCTCTAACAGCAATTCCAGCAAATTGTGCTGCGATATTAGTTGCTCCAAATTTGGTATAACTATTATCTGGATTTAATATAACTGGGTCACCAAATGATATTGGATCCCCTTTAGCTGGTCTCTGAGTTATTATTGCATCTGCCTGTCTTGATACATTCCCTGCATAACCTAAATTTAATACTTTTCCTATTGCTGCACCTGGCATATTATTTTACCTCCTTATAATGTGGATTGAATTTTTTAGCATATTCCATTCCCAAATTTGCTAACTTCTCTTGATATTTTGCATCGCTTGCTTTTTGCTTATCGGTAATAGTTTTTTTACGTCCCTTAGCTATAGACGCATAAGAATTACCGCCACCTTGTGAAGATTTCATCTTCTTTACAGTATTGATAAGAGCATCACAAGCTTTTTTCTTAGCCTGTTTATCTTTTATCTGTGCTACTATAGGTTTCATTTCTCTTAAAAATTGAACTTTATAGAAATTGTCAGCCGAAGGAGTCTTTTTCTCTTCAAGTTCTTCATCTTTTATATCTTCTGGTGCTATTGTCACTTCTTCTTCATCTGGAAGATCATCGTCTTTCTGCTCTGAATTTTCTGTAGTTCCTTCTAATTTAGAAATGATATCATCAATAGCTTTTTCAGGGTCTTCTTCTTGTGCAGTACCATTTTTAGCTAAAGCTGTTATGGCATCTGTTAATTTTTCTACCTTGCCCTCTATTCCAGTAGCAGGTTCTGCATCTTCTTGTGGTGCTACACCTAACTGTTTATAAAGTAAATCACAGAGCTTATCAAGTTTAGCTTCTACACCTGTAGTTGGTTCTTCATCTTTAGACTTCTCTTTTTCTTCACTATCTTTTGGCTTAACCTCTTCTGTACTATTCGCAGATTGTTTTTCTTCTGCCATTGCATCTACAGCCTCCATAACATCGTCTGGTTCTGCATCTGTAGCAAAATGTTTCAATCCCATTGCTGCTAAAAAATCAGTTACTCTAGGGTGTCCTTTTGTTGGTAATTTTACCTTTGTCATTTTTTTATTGCCTCCTTCAATTTCATTTTTAGAATCTTTTATAGCTACACGGTTTCCTGCTCTACCAGCTTCTACAACTGCTATATGGTTACCGCATATATTAGTTTGTGAATATGTACCATCGCCATTGTCTATATAATCACATTCATATCCACAAGATACTTCTCTTTTCTGTTTTTCTTGTATTTGCCTTATTAATTCAGCGTCATAAATAATTAAATCTGCTAACAATAAATCTGGTTTCTCTGTAGATTGTCTTATATTTTGGCTTGTCCCTTTTATATAAATCTGAGTATTATTGGGTGTTACCCATTCTGGGGGATGCTCATTTGTAACAACTTTTCCATTGAAACTTGCTACTGCTGCAGGTTTAAAAACTTCTTCTGGACTTCTATATACTTTGTAAATTTTATCTTTATCGTCTAGACCTAATTCTTCACCTGTATATTCATACCACCCAGTACGTGCTATAGGAACATTCTTACAAATATAAAAGCCATCTGGCGTTTCTGTTATATTAGGAGAAACAGGTATTCCAAAATATGCTCTCAATGTATCACCGCCTTTCTGTTGAGATACCTACCTGGTATTAAATAGATGGTGTAGTACCTACTTGGTCTGATGTGGAGTATTTACATGGTTCTATTGTGTCTATCATGTTTTTAATTTCTTCCACATTTTGTGCCTCATATGTTCTTTCTGTATCTCCTGTTTTTACTGTATACTTCAATTTGCTCACCTCCTTCAAGACAAAATAAAAAAGCCTTATCTCTAAAGCTTTAAGCGACTTTTCTACTTTATTGTTTTTTGCACTTTACTACACTATTGATAAGAGAAGAACGAAATATATTATCACCTATAATGATTGCATCATCTGACACTATATGATTGCTTATTTCTTTAATAGATTGGTTGGTATTTACTATTGTTTCTGAACCATCATTCATACTAATAATATATGATTGCTTATTATCAACCTTGTTGGCATACAATTCTTTTAATGCTAAATAAGCACTATTCATTTTTATTTTATGGCCATGCTCGTCTTGAAAGTCTGATATTTCTATTTGGTACATTAAATTATTTATCATTGGAATAACATCCGCGATACTAAAATTGTTGATTTGTTCCATGATGCTTACACTCCTTTATTTATTTTTTATAGTTCTAATTATTAAGTACTCCACAAAGCAAATGCCTTTAGTATGTTTTCAAACTACTTCATTTAAATAATACTGTCAAGTTTCTTACTAATATTATTTATTTTAAGATATTCGACTAATATCTTACCAATTAAATTTTCAGACTTTTCAGTATAATCCCCTACAGGTAGTTCTTGATCTAAGTCAATTATTCCATCAATTATGTCGGCACATTTCCTAAATGAATTCCTTAACGCTTTTAATTCTTCTATATCTCTATCCATTATAATCTCTCCTTACATAATCTCTAAAAACTGTTTTTTAGTCATAGTAACAATTCTTCCTTGATAGCACACTTTATGTGGAAATTTTTCAAAGTCTATATTTACAATTGGAGCAGGATAACATCTACAGTTAAATATTTCTCCTGGATTATAAGAACCATAATTTCTATTTTCATGATTTAATAGTTCAGGATTAGGAGGATCGTCCCAGCAACATATAACACCATCCATTAAAGCATGAGAACTTCTAACTCTCACATCTTCTGCTGAATGCCATATATACCACCTTATACCTAATTGTTGACTTCTAGCATGTGTTAATGCTGTACTAGCCTTAGAAGTTTCTGTACGTGCTATAGTAGTGGCTCTAACCTGTGCTTTATGACTAAATAATTCTTTTATTTCATCTGTTAAATCCTCTGGTCTTCTTCCTTTAAATGATTGTTCAGCTATATACTGAGTTACTTCCTTTGAAACATCTTGTGGAAGAGTCTTTATTAAAGTGGCATTTTGCTCTACTTGTGAGCTTATCGCTCCGCCTATAGGACCTTGTAATTCTTTTTTTAATGCTTTGTATATATCATTACCTTTGCCGTTTTTGGCGGCTGCTTGTCTCCATGTTTTACCCGCATCAGTAAACAGATGAGTCACCATTTTCAGTGCTTCTGACTCTGCAAACTTTTTAAAAGCTGAACTATTTGAAAACTTTTTTATTTCCTCAAAAATAGCTCTAGTACTTTTTAAACCATTTAAATTTTGTTGAAGAATCCTCATTGCCTTTTTCAAGGTTCGTTGGTATCTTTTTTCGATTATTCGCTTCGGCTTCCATAAATCCTTGGCTGTTTTCGCTACCATAATTATTCAATCCTTCCAATTCTCCTTCATCGACCGTTGATTCATCTGCTTTTTCTATTTCTTCATCAGAGATATTGCTGAATAGACCTGTTACATGGCTCTGTTGTTTGAGTTCCCTTAGAGTTGCTTTCTGGCTGATTACTCCACTAGTATAAGCACTAAGTATAGAAGTAGTATTCTTACTAGCCAAATCTGCCAATTCATTTTCATCTGGCGTCCTAATTGGATTAAAGTTATAATCTAAATCATCTGGCATAGCTCCAAATTCGCTCATACATAATATAGGTAGTAGTTGGTCAAATACAGGTCTTAGATTGGATTCTTGTTTTTCTTCTATAGTGTCATAATAATTCATCATATCAGAGTCACCTGTTGCATCCATACCCGCAGGAGAACGTCCAAATAATCTAGTCACAGGTATTTCACATGCACCAGATATGTCTAGCATAAATGATTGGTAAATATCATTTAATCCACTAAAACTATACGGATGTCTTTCGAGTTCTTCTCCTGGATTTAATATTTGTAATCCCATGTTACTCATAAGTAAATTTTCAGCCTCTATTGTTTGCCATGCTCTTTGTGCTGCTTTGTCATTTCCGATACTTAGCATTTCTCTAACTCCATCCAGCTTTAAAACTCTTAAGTCTGCTAAGAATATCAGTTGAGCTATATTCCAGCTAGTATTATCTCTCTTTTTAAGTTCATCAAATACAATTTCAACTTCGGAAGCACCCCAGTATTGTTCAGCGAGTTCCTCCCAATAAGGAAGCTTCCTACCTGTAAATTTTACAATTCTACTATGATGTACTCTTATTATTTTCCCTTCATCTGCAACTATATTATAAAATTCAGGTGTCCCAAAATCAGGGCTAGTTATATCTTCAACTATTTCTTGGCTTGGCGTTATGCCACTCCATCTATCAGATATTAAAAGGCCTTTAAAACTGTCTGGCATTATATCGTCATAATCTAATGGTTGATCTAATATATTCTCATGTCCGTCTATTATAATAAGTCCACCTGCACCACCATATAATCTTCCCCATTTAAGCCCTGCTAATATTTTCTGTTTAAGCTTAGTTCTTCGTTCTAGTTTCTGTATCTGCCTTATTTGGCTAGGTTCTAACTCTGTAGTTATCTCAATCCAATTTTTACACATATCTTCTGGAATAGTATCTATAATCTTTCTAACTATCCAATTTGATCTATATAAGCTATTCATAAGTCCATAGTCTTGTGTAAGCCTTGTAAGAGGATATTCAGTACCTTCTAATAGATTAGGAGTACCATAGCCAAGTCTAGCTAATACGTTACTAAAAGCATCTGTAGTAAGTCCATTAGGAGGTTTTATATGGTTATTGTTTGGCTTTTTAGATTTAGAATCAATATTATATCTCTTCTTTTTTCTTCTACTCATATTTTCCTCCTTTCCTTACAACTTCGCTAAATCAGTGTTTTGCGAACATAATGGAATACCTATAAAGCATTGATATTACTATGTCTTGTAGGTACTTCAAATTTAACGGTTTAATTTATATTGTTTATGCAGTATGAATATACAATAATTTATGTATATTTGTGTTATTTTCGTATATTTATTTACTTTTATTTAATTATATCTTTATCTTCTTTAGGTTCCCATTTATCCTGTACAAAAACAGTTCCTTCACCATCTTCAGACAATATATATTTACCACAGCTAGTACAAGGATATTCTCTTTTATATGGTGCATGTTTGCATTTATAGCATGAATATTTCCACAATGTCCCTTCACCTCTTACTTGATGCTTTATATATGTCTCCATTACTACCATAGCTGATTTGTGGATGCTCTTGTGTGGCATATTTCTTATTTAATGCTTCAAGCATTTTCCCAACTAGCAATGTAACTTCGCCTTTCTTATTTTCTATGTCTTTTAATATCCCTTCATGCGCATCAATTTGTCCTAGTAATGTTTGTAACGCTTGTGTTTCACTGATTGTTATATGACCAATAGCTTCATGCGTATTATGTGTATTATTTATAATGTCTAATAATTCGTCATTAGGAATCTCTAACATTTCTTTAATTTGCTTTTCCATAACCTACACCTCCGACTTATATTCATAATATTACGTTTCTTTTGAATATTTCAAATCTTTATTATTCACCTAACATCCATAATAAAAGTATATCCTCGGATATTTTTATATAAATCTTATGTTTTTGTTATCTATTATGAATTATTTACATCGATAACCGCCATGGTTTGATTATAGTTTTACAAAAATAACGTAATGCATCTGCTCCATGGTCATTTATCTTTAACGGTTTTTCTTCTCCGCGTTCTTTTGCTTTATCGTCCCAAACATAAGAACTTATATCTCCTAATGTCCTCGGGCAATTGTCTTTAACCATTTTTATCTTACGTTGAGCCATAAGAGAAGATGTTACTCTTATTCCTTCCATAACTTCATTGTCAGCATCTTTTACTATATACCCTCTATTATTCATTTCTGCTTTGAAGGATGCCGCAGAAGGGTCCAATATAATAGCTATAGGGTATTCTTCTCCTATAAATTTTATAAGATCGTCAGCGTATTGAGTGTCTGTCTTTTGATGCATTTCTACTTTACTGTCAAAATAATACTCATTCACTACCCAAATAGTCTCTCCATCATCCCATATATCTAAAAATACCATAGGATTAGTAGTACCATAATCTATGGCTATATACCTCATTCCCTCTGCTTTTAAATTCTTAGGAAGTTTATCCTTTGTAATTTCATTCTCTGAGGTCCACATATCAAATATACTACCGTTAGCCATCACCCATAAGCCTTTTATAAATCTGTCATAGAATAGTCCTGAATAAGCCTTCTTTATGTTTTCCTTATACTCTTGGCTTAAAGATAAGTTATCATCTAATGTAAAGTGCCAGTGACGATATCCGTTTTTTTCAGCATTTTTTATATATTGCGTATTTATAAAATGTTGTGGGTTATCTGGATTTGTAGTCCAAAATGCTTTAGCACCATTCAAGCTCATTCTTGATAGTGCTTGTTTAACGAAAGTTTCGTGATGTAGCGTTATTTCATCTGCATACCAACCGCCGACTGTTATACCTCTTATTTTACCTTCATCGTTGGCTTTGGAGCCGCCCCTACAATAGCATATCTTAACTTTACCATCGAATCTAATTATTAACTGTGCTCCACCTTTTTGAGTGTTTTGATATGTAGCCCTATCTTTTCCCAAAATGTAAATCATATCTCCTAATACATTTCTATATAGAGAATCGGTACTTTCGCCTGACATTAAGAACTTATCATGTGGAGAGTTTAATACATATATAATCCAAGCTAAATTAAAAGAAAAAGTCTTTCCACTTCTTACACTACCCTCTGATATATTTATAAATCCCAATTTATTATTTAAGGTTTTATTTATTACATCTTTTTGTTTAGTGGAGAATCTATACTTATTCATCTTTCAAGCCTTCCAACATATCTTTCAACACGTCATCAGTTTTGTTGTTACCTTTATCTCCTCTAGCTTTTTCTATTTCAGTTTTTAGCTTTTCACATCTTAATTTTTGTTCGTCAGTAGCTATATTCATATGGTTAGTTAGCCAATCAAGAGCTTTCATGCTGTCATGTAGTTTAATACTAATTCCTGCTTTGCCTTCTTTTATTTCAGTTATTAAGCTACCATCTATATTATTAGAATCATGTAAATCGATATAATTACACGTCACTGTTTTCTCTTCATTTTCTTCATCTTTTACTTTATAGGAACGTTGTCCAAACGATACGTAGTCAGTCATATTAGCAAAAGCTATATCTAAATATCTTTGGAATATATCGTCGGGGCTTATCATTGCTCTGTTAAGTTTATTCTGTTTAAGCCTTTGTATCTCTGTTTTAACTGTAGTTTTTTGTAGCAGTTGATATCCTATCTCTGATGCTCTGTTTTTTGAATATCCTGCTTTAATAGCTGCCTTGGTAGCATTAAAACATTTAGGATAGTAAATGCAAAAAAGTTTTTGCTTATCAGTTAAATCATTATTATTCAAAACTTCTTCAACGTCTTTTTTTATAGATTCCTTATCCTCATTGTTGACCTTATTAGCAACGTTACTTTTTAATGGTAACGTACCTTTTAATTTTTGTTCCCATTTATCTGTACTTTTCCATTTTCGTACCTGTATATCAGATATTTTTAATTGAGTAGCTATATCTTTAAGCTTTATGTTACCTTTATGTTCCTTGTATATTTTAAATGCTTTATCTCTTTTAGGGCTTCTACTTCTTGCCATAACTACATAGTCACCTCACCTACCCATTTATATAATAGTGTTACTAAATGTTCTCTAAATATGTCATTAGCAATGTAGCTTGTTGTTCATTCAATAAATAAAGTTTCAAATAATCTCTCGTGCCATTTTTACCAACGGACATGGTGTCCATAGGTCCAAACTCTTCAAAATCATTTTTATATCTTCTTAATATTTTAGTAATACTGTCATGCTTATATTTTGTCTTATCAGCTATAATTTTTGAATCTGTAAATATATCTTCTGTCCCTTTTATCTTTTTTATTTGTACTAATTCATTCATTTAAATACCTCCTAAGTTTTAATTTAGGAGGATAGCACGTAATCACGACGTTCCATAGCCTCTTATTGCATAAAAAAGACACCTAGTTTCCTAGATGCCTCACGCAATATATAGTGTTAAATTATTTACACCTTTCGGTGCATTGGCGGTCGGATTATATTTTATGTGCATCACCGACCAATAGCACGTCAGCTAATATTTATAGGAAGATTTTACAAATGTGTAATTGTACAAGCAGTTACCAGTAATCCCTGCTGGTTGTTAGCTCGTTTTAAATTATCTTACAGTATTATTATATCTCAATTTGGCAATATTTTAATGCAACTTTAATGCAAGTTTAATGCACGCATTTTACAAATCTAAACCAGTTATCTATATTGGCAATTAATTTATTTTTTGTTCTAGTAGCATTAGGTTGTGACATATTTAATTCTTGTGCCACCTGCCAATCTTTTTTCTTGGATTTATATTTTATCTTTAAAAATTGGATATATTCTTCATCTAGGCTTTCTATATTGTCTTCTATTATAGAATTATCTTCTTCCATTTGCATAATCCTATCTTCTATATCTGCTATTTGTTGCTCTTTTAAGCCTCTATTTTTAAGTAATCTATCTGTTATGTTATATAGTGTTCTTTCTGCAAAGCTGTAGCCCGTGGGGCTTGTCTGTACTCTTTCCTCATACCCTACGGCTATAGATTCATCTGGGAGGTTATAATCTATGTGCCCTAGTTTGTAATTTATTTCAGATACTTGGTCTTTCAACAGTTTCAGCCTTTTATTCAAAGCGTGCAATCTCTTTGACCGATTAAAATAGTTGCATAATTTTTCTTCTATTTCTTTTAACCTTTTATCCATAATATACTCCCCATAAATTTATTTAGCTTTCACATAATTGATCTACCGTGTTTGTAAATTCATCATATGAATCATATAACTTTTTAGCATCTTCAAATTTGAGATTCCTATTAGCTTTTCCTATGCTGCCATCTTTCTTTATTAATGTCATCGTAAGTCTCCAATCATAGATTTTACTTACAATTCCTATTTGGGTAGTTTCAGTGTCCTGTATAACGTTGCCTTTCCTGATTCCATATTTTCTATATATCTGTTCTTCTTTTAATTCCTGAATATATTCATTTGCATCTAATGTACGTTTAGTATATCTTTGTATGTCATTATTCTGTTCTTCTATAGATTGAGTTATTTCTTCATCTGTTAAATTTGAAAAATCATACATTTTTATACCTCCATTGAGTAGTTGGAATAAAACTAATATTAGCAATATTCCAACTATTATTATTTTACCATATAACTAGGCTTTTTAATAATATCAGCTCT